CAATACCTTATTTGACTACCGATACTACTGCTTTATATATACCTTTTATGATCTTCCAAACAAGATTAAGAACATAATTAACTACCGCCCAAACCTTGATCAGAATAAACTTAACTAGGTTTATAGGTAACATAACTACGAACTTAACTGCTTTGAAGATAAATTTAAAAGGTTTTAATATTGCTTTTATCATTTTATCCTCCTTGTATTTCTACGATTCTTAAGTTTAGGCTTACGCTTTACCTTAAGTTTTTTCTTTTTGCTGTCGCTGCCTTCGCCACCGCCGCCAGCGTCTCCCCCACCACTACTTCCACCAGATCCTGATGGACCAGATGTACTACCAGTTGGTGCACTTGAGGTTGGTGGTATTGCTGCCATTGCTGCACCTACTGCTTGAACAGCAATAACTGATGCAATAACTACATCTTCTGAGTCTTCTCTTTCTTCTTCTGTCATATCAGCACCCAATTGTCCAAGTGCTTCAAATGTTTGACTTGGGTCTGAAAATAACTCTCCTATTAAGGCTGTAGGGTCAGACAGTTGTTCAAAAATAACTGCAACACCTGCCTCTATCTCAACACCTTCACGGTATTCAATTATTTGATTCTCATCTAACTGTTCTAAAAGTTCTAACACCTGCTCATCGTTTAACTCTTCTAATAATTCAGTAATAGGCATTGCTTCATCAACTTCATAGTTATCCAACAATAAGTCTGTAATGTCTTGCAATTGTTCATCTGAAATTTCTTCTTCATTAACTATTAGTTCATCAATAGCATTGTTAATTTCTTCTTCTACTGGTATAATTTCTTCTATAGGAGTTGGTTCAAGTGAAGGTTCGATTACAGGTTCTGGTTGTAACTCTTCTATCACTATTGGTTCTGGTTCCTCTATCACTACTGGCTCTGGTTCGAATGTTGGCTGAGGGTTTGGGTCTGGTTGAACTGGATCAGGAGTTGGACTTGGAGTTGGATCAGGACTAGGTGTTTCTGTAGGCGTAGGAGTAGGGCTAGGGCTTTCTGTAGGTGTTTCTGTAGGTGTTGGTGTAGGACTTGGAGTTTCTGTAGGTGTTTCGGTAGGTGTTGGGGTAGGGCTTGGTGTAGCACCACCAGTTGACTCATAGATATATCTTGTATATTCATTTGAACTATTTAATCCAACTACAGTTCCTACTCTCCATCCACCACAAATCTGTCCATCTCCACAATGACCAGTATGCCAAGATAAACGAAGTGAGCCATCATCTAAATTTCCACCCCATGCAGCATAAGTATCTGCAGAAGTTTGTTGGATAGTACTATTTGGAGCAAACCCCATAGAGCCATAGCCTGTATTAAAATACCAATAGGAACCGTTTTCTAATAGAGTTTGATTAGACATGTTTGGTTGAATGGTAAATACCATTTCTCTTTTACCAGCAGCAAGAAGCATTAAGTTTGAGTTATTGGTTAATCCACCAGCATATAGAATATAGTCTTGATCACAAGCAGTGGTTATATTTGATAATAAATCAGTACCTCCATAAGTTCCAGACCAACACAGAGCCCATCCACCAGATTCAACTACAGATTTATCAACATTTTGTTGTGGTCCAGATGGGTAATAGGTTGGAGGATTAGCAATTGATTTAACTAATGGAATACAAGAAAGTAATAGTATGCAGGATACTATAAAGACAAAGAATGCTCTGCGAAGAGTCCTAAAGTTATTAATTTAATAACTACCTCCAATGTGAGATAGTACTATTATAACATTTTATTAGATTAGTTTAAACTGATCTAGGTATTCAAGTGCTTCTTTTGGTGGTTCTGGTCTAATCACATTGTTGTTAACAAACAGTTCTTTTGATCTATCTGATTTAGGTCTATCTGCAAAAGTATGAACTTCAACTTCTAAATCAATATCTTTTGGAGTGTTAGCAATTGAACCAAATACAGCACCACAAACTGCGTCCGCTAAGTCTTTAGACTTTTTACGAGGATGATCAACTCTATCATTCTTCATAATTTTTAACTCAGTTAACTCTTCAAACAATAATTCAATTGAAGGCATTACTAATCTTTCTTCATAAATAAGCATTGCCATATCTTCATAATGCTTTTTAGCAACTGAAACAGTATCCGTTCTCATTCCAACTGCCTTTAGTTCATTTTGAATATCAAATGATTGCCAACGATCAAATGTTACCAAACCTATATTAAAACCAGTTCTTCTTAAGTTTTGAATCCATTGCTTTACTTCTGATAGGTTTACTGGACCTTCTACTTTAGGTTCCCACCAAACCACTGCATCCACAACAACAATAGGAGCAACCTGTTCGTAATCTTTGATTACTTGAACGTTAACCCACTTTTCTACGTGAGCAATGGCTACAGCACACTTGTCATGCTTTTGTGCCAAGTCAGCGTGAACATAATAGGTCTTATCTGGATCAGGTTTAAAGGCTTCATCAAATCTTTTAAAATTATCTATAGGGTTTCTACCAGTCATACAGGCTCTAACTTTTTCTGCCTGCTTGAAAAACGCATCTGATGAATAGGTTGGAACGCATGCAAAACGCATCATTGCATCCCCAAGATCTGTATAGAAGGCTAACTTAAAGTCATCAATCTTTCTAGTTGGGTTAACTTCCCATGTTGGTCTTTTTAATGCAAATACTCCAGGATACTTATATGAAACAATTTCATCTTCTTCCCACGAAATCTCAAATGTGTTTCCTACTTCATCTTCTGGTAATGCTGGATTTAAAATAAACTTATGATTTTTTTCAATAACATCTTTTTCTAAAACAACATCATCATATCTTTGAGATATAAAATCTCCTACATACCTTGGAAAAGATAACAATACAACTTTCCCTAAATCTGGAAAACGAGAATCTACTGAGCCGCGAAATGCTTTATAAATATTTTCTGCAGTCTTACCTTGTTCATTTCCTGTGCCAACTTCAGAAACAAAACCAGAAATCTCATCAAGCACTGCAAGCAAAAGGTTTAAACCCTCATGTGATTCTCTTTCTGAATGTCCAGAATAAACTGTAATAGATTTATTAAACTCTACGCTATCTGCCTTTGCATAAAACTTTCCTATAAACCATGGAGACTTTTCAATCTTAGTTTTAAAACCTTTAAAGAAAACGTTCTTAGCCTGTTGTGCGTTAATAGCAACGTTAATTAAATCAATAGCATCTCCTGATGGTTTACCAAAATATTTAGCGGGATCTTTTAAACAAAGTAACTTATAAACAATATAAGAACAAGCAACTGTAGAAGTAAAATCCTTACCACTACCCTTACCTAACTGAAGAATGATTTCATTTTTAGTATACTTATTATAATATTCTGTACCTTCTTTTTCACCCAACAAATCTATCAAATCTTCTTTTCTATAAATCTGACTCATAGCCTCAACTATGTCATACTGAATTTTAGATAGTGCAGGTTGTCCCAAATAGTCTTCGTGCTCAATAAATGTTTTAGCGTCTACTGGAATTTCTTCAAATGGATTATCTTTTAATACTTCTAAAAAATCATCAAACATCATGGACAACGGTAACCACTTCGCTTTCTCTGGCAATGCTTGAAAGTCGTCTCATGATTTCGTCACGTACTTGTGGATACTCAGAAGCAATATCTTTTAATATGTTCATAAGTACCTCTTGTTTTCTTTCTATCTGTACCATCTCTTCTGCTAATTCTTTATTTTCTAAAAGCCCCGCTTTTTGTAACATGTCAATTCTTCTAGACTCAATGTCTAATACTAACTTAATTCCCTGACTCTTTGCATTTAGGTTAGCCGTTGTTGTTGCATCTTCAATAACCTCATAAGCCTTTGTTATTAGTTTGCTATAGTGAGTATCTGCTGCTACTAGTGCCTCTTTTGCTCTAGCACGAATGGCGTCATTAGCGGAAGCCATGACTTTCCACTCATTAATTAAACTAACCACTTGTTGTCTTGGTATTGCAAGTTGTTTAGATATTCTTGTAGGATCATTTCCCTTTAAATATTCTTCAACAACTTTGTTTACCTGATCTAAATGTTGCACCAAATCTTGCTCAGTTGACATTATTTTTTTCCTTATATATGTCATACAGCATATTTGCCCAAACATAATGAAACGCTGTACCGTAATGTCTGCCATCTCTAGCAATCATTGTATACTTATCATCTTTATGATTTTCTGTATAATCAAATACTCTTTGTTCAATTTGTTGCATTTGTTCTGAGTCAGTAGTTACAAAATAATTATCTAAATTACATAACCTTAAAAATGCATCGGTTCCTCTAACATAAGAAAATATATATAGTTCTATGTTATGTGACTTACAATATATGTCTAAAAACATTAAATACTGATACATATAAATATATAATGTATGAACAAATACTGACAAGGTTGTGTCTTGTTTTACAATTGAATGTCTATAGTTATCATTAATTGCATAAAAAGTATCACTTGGCCCCATAGGCTTATCAAACTCCGAAGTACTATCTGAGTTTAATGCATAGAACCTATTAAGATCTGGTAAATCTAAAAATATTACATCTGGATTGCCATACTTATCGATATACTTAAATGTACTTGCAACAATATCAAATATGCTTTTTCCTGGAGTACCAATATTATAATAACCAGAAACCTTTTCTTTTTCTGACATTAGTTTATGCAACAAATAAGACCAGGTTTCATTTGTATATAATCCTTGTCCATAAGTTACAGAGCAACCGTTAAATAAAACATGCTTTCCTTCATGATCTTTTTTAAACTCATCTGATCTGTACCCTTGTTTATTAGGAACAAAACCATCTTCTGGAAAATCAACCCATAGTTGGCTATCATCTAGTTTTTTAGAATCTCTATACAATCCTTCAATTAAATTATTCCATCCAGTTAACTGTCTTGAAAATGGAAGTTCTACTTTTTCATTTTGTAGTAAAGTCTTATAACTTTGTTTTGCAGTTTTGGTAAACTCACTATTAAGGCTTTCATACAGGTTAACACCATCTTGTTTTGGCAAAGCCTGATATTTTCTATTTTGTTCGTTATAGTTAAACAGATTGTCGTACATTTCTTCTTCTGTTCTTTTTTCTTTAGGATCAAATTGATCTTTCATTTTATAACTCTCCCTTGTTGTAAACTTTTGAAACCTTAAGTAAAATTAAATATCCAATTAAATCATCTAAATCATTGTCTCCATAAAATTCAGAACCTCTAGATATCCTAGACAACTTATCATCAATTCTTATTTTTATCTGCTCATCTGAACTTGCTTTAGAAAATATTCTAATTGGATCAAGGGCAGAATCTCCGTATGATTTATTTTTTTCAATAAGCATATT